AATGTCTGCTCTCGGGAGTGGTCATGATTTTGTTCTTGCCTTTATGGACATGGGACTTTCCGCCGAAGAGGCTGTGCAGCGTACAATGAAGTTCGACGCGGCAACTGGGGGCAAGGTGCATACATTCAAGATAGACATCCCAGCGTAATGGCCGAGATTAACGCAAAGCTCCTCGACAAGATCATCCGCTTTCAGGTTGATTTGCGCAGACTTGAGGCCAGTGAGCGCAAGAAGATTGAGAAGATTGTCCGGCAGATCGAGAAGGGGGTGCTTGCCCGATTGTCAGGGGAGGAAGTAGCCACGTTCAATAAGCGTAAGCTATCTGCGTTGCTTACCTCAATCTCGGAGCCGGTATCTGCTGCTTTTGCCCAAATGCAAGATGCGGCTGCGGAAACGTTGGACGGGGTTGCAAAGCTGCAAATAAAGACGGCGGCGGCGAATATTGACGAAGTTTTTATCGGATACAACGCTGCACTGCCCACGGCGGCGGTTATATCTGGAATAACTGCGAACACGCTAATTAACGGCGGGCCGCTGGCCGATTGGTGGGCAAAACAGAAAGCGGACACAATCTTCAAATTTTCTTCTGCCATCCGTCAGGGGATGGTGCTGGGTGAAAATAACCAGCAGATAGTGAGACGGATCATCGGCACGCGAACACAGCCGGGATTGCTTGACCTTACACGAAATAACGCCAATGCCCTGGTACACACCGCGGTTCAGACAGTAGCGAACAACGCAAGGCAAGTAGTGTATGAACAAAACAGCGATGTGATTCAGGCGTTCTCTTGGTTTTCGGCTATGGACTCAAAAGTTTGCCCGCAGTGTATGGCGCTGTCAGGCAGAGAGTGGAAAAACGACAAAAGCAATACGCCCCTTGGCCATAGCGTTCCATTCCAGTTGCCACCGATACATTTCAATGACCGATGTGTGCTACTGCCGGTCACTAAGACGTTCAAGCAGCTAGGTCTAGACTTGCCGAAGCTACCGCCAGGGGAACGCGCCTCATCCCTTGGGCCAATATCCGCAGATACAACATTCGACCAATACCTTCAACGTGTACCAAAAACGCAACAAGACGAAATGTTGGGCAAAGGTAGGGCGGACTTATTCCGGGAAGGAAAGATCAGCCTCAACCAATTACTCGACGGCCAAGGCCGGGAGCTTACACTGAAAGAGTTGCAACAAAAATACAATTAGCGTATAAGGTGAGCTTAAAGTTTGTCGTTATTTCGACAATATTTTCGTCAATGTGGTTACGCCACTCCTAAAGGGATCGACAACAAATGTTTAATGAAAGAATGCACGTAGTGATGGCCGCTGAAGGCGGGGAAGGTGGCGGGGGTGGAGCGGCAACAATTACCCCTGAAGTTCAAGCACAAATCGATGCTGCGGTGGCTTCGGCTGTTTCGGCAGCGACAACCGGCCTGGACACCAAAAACAAAGAGCTGCTTGGAAAGCTTAAGGCAAAAGAAGGGGAGCTTGCGAAGTTTGCAGGTATTGATCCTGAAAAGACTAAGCAACTACTCGCTAAGTTCGAGAACGACGAAGAGGCGCAATTGATCGCTGCGGGAAAAATGGACGAAGTAGTTAATCGTCGCATTGAAAAGCAAAAGTCAGCGCTTGAGTCGGCAAAAACTGAAGCCGAAGTCAAAGCCCAAAAAGCTGAGGAACGTGCAAAGAAACACGAAATGCAAGTGCTGAAGGGGCAACTAATGGAAGCCGCTTCGGACAAGGAAGTAGGGATGCATGCCAGTGCAACGAAATACGCTTTTCTGATTGCGATGCAAGACGGATGGCGGCTAGACGAAGACGGCATAGCGCGTCAGTACAAGGACAATGAAGTAGTTCTTGGTGCAGACGGCAAAACCCCATACTCCCTTAAGGAATGGCTAAGCAACAAGGAAACGATTAAAGAGAATCCTACTTGGTACCTTGCCGGGAACAGTGGCGGCGGATCAGGCGGGAATACTGAAAACAAAGGCGATAAGCTCACAATGAAGCGCTCCGTGTTTGATGCACTACCACAACACGAACGCGCGGCGTTTACGAAAAAGGGCGGAAGGCCGGTTGACGATTAAAGGATAAATTGACATGTCGAACACATTGACGGACTTAGCAGCAGACTTATACAAAGCGGCGGACGTAGTAGGCCGGGAACTGGTTGGCTTGATTCCTTCTGTGACGGTTAACGCAGGCGCGGAGCAGGCGGCGAAGGGCGATAATGTTCGTTCGCACTTTACGCGAACTCCTACGGTGAACAGTTCTTTTGCCCCGTCAATGACGATCCCGGAAGGAACGGATCAAACAGTAGACAACAAGGTATTGCAACTGAATCAATACGCATCAGTGCAGATTCCTTGGACGGGCGAGGACATTAAACATGTCAACAACGGCAGTGGCTTTGAAACCATTTATGGCGATCAGATTCTGCAAGCAATGCGCGCTATCACCAACACAATCGAAGCGTATCTAGCTGGTGTCATCTATAAAGGTGCTTCCCGCGCTGTCGGTTCGGCGGGAACTACACCATTCGGATCGAATTTTGATCTGATTGCGGAATTACGCCAAATCCTGGTAGATAATGGTTGCCCGATGGAAGATGGCCGCTCTTCCTTGGTGATTAGCTCGACCGCTGGTACAAAATTGAGAAACTTGGCGAATCTGCAAAAGGTTAATGAATCGGGTAACGATTCGCTGTTGCGCCGTGGCGCTTTGCTTGACCTCCAAGGATTTATGATGAAGGAATCGGCGGGTATCGGTATCCATACCAAAGGTACTGGTACGGCATATGACGTGAACAACGGTTCGGGGGAGGCCGTCGGGCAAACTACGATAACCTTGGATGGTGGTACAACTGGAGCGAATGGTATCCTGGCGGGTGACGTTGTAACGTTCGCCGGAGACAGCATAAATAGCTACGTGGTTAAAACTGGCTTGTTGACAGCAACAGGTGATATTGTTCTTAATGACCCTGGGCTTCGCGCAGCGGTGGCGGATACTGTGGAAATGACAATTGGCAATAGCTACACATACAACGTAGGCTTCCATCAATCTGCTGTTGAATTGGCAGCGCGCCCGGTAGCCGTACCAAACGGCGGGGACGCTGCGACGGATAGAATGATTATCCAAGACCCGTTCTCTGGATTGGCCTTTGATGTTTCGGTGTACAAAGGCTACAAGAAAACAATGATCGAGATCGGAGTGCTGTACGATGCAATCGTATGGAAACCTCAACACGTAGCCATCCTGAGAGGTTAGTCGGTAAAAGAAGAAAACACGAAGGGCGGCTATTGGTCGCCCTTTATTTTGGAGAAAAACATGGCTGAAACAGTAAAAGTAGTTCGAGACGGGCCGAGAGGGTGGCATCTGATCAACAAGCAGGATTTTGATCCAGCAAAGCATGTGCTTTGGGAACCGGAGATTGCGGCCAAGGAAGCAGAGATAAAGGCTGAAGCAGCAAAGCATTCGCACAAGGCAGCAAAGAAGTCGGACACCACACAACTAACACAAGATAAATAATGTCGCTAATCGTCGAAGATGGAACAGGTTTATCCAATGCCGAATCCCTATGCAGCGTAGCGGATGCGGACACGATCCATGCTGCGCGCGGCAATGCGGCATGGGCGCTGCTGACTACGCCACAAAAGGAACAAAACCTGCGCAAGGGTACTGACTACATGACAGGGAAGTATACGACCTTGTGGGCAGGTTACCGTAAGACAGCAGGGCAGGCTTTGGACTGGCCAAGGGAAGACGTGCCAATCGCTGGGCTTCGATTCCTTCAGTATTACGACACTGTGATTGTGCCAAACGTAGTGAAACAAGCTTGCGCCTTGCTTGCCCTTCGTGCATCGACCGGGGATGACCTTATGTCGGATGAGAGGCGAAAAGTTATTAGCGAATCTGTAGAAGGTGCGGTTTCTGTCACATACAGTGAATTTAGCTCGGTTCAAGTTCGGTATACAGAGATCGATGCAATGTTGTCTCGCTTCTTGGCGAACGGTGCCGGACGCACCGCGCAAATGGTACGGATATGAGCGAGTATGATTCAGCAATCGCACTGGCGCTTGATCTGCTTGGAAGGAAAGGCCAGCCGATCACGATCACCACGGCAACCCCTGGTGCGTACAATCCTGCAACTGGTGGAGTATCCAGCACCGAAACAGTACAGACTGGGGTAGGATTGCCAATAGCCTACAAAGCAAGTGAGATCGATGGAACGAATATAAGACGCGGGGATGTGAAAGTCACTGTTGCCGGTTCTGGAATAACAGAACCAAAGGTGAACGGACAGATTTCTTTTATTGGTTTTACTGGAACAATAAAGAATGTTGAAATTGTGTTTCCTGACGGAAACCCAATTATTTATAGGTTGCAGGTGCGTAAATGAGTTTTACTGCTGATCTTTCCCGGTTTGTTGACAAAGCCACAGGCAAGGTTGATCGTGTTGTTCGTGGTATTGTTATCGAGCTTGGAACAAGAATCATCATGCGCAATCCGGTCGGAGACACAAAATACTGGAAAACAAAATATCCGCCCAAAGGATACGTTGGGGGCAGGTCGAGGGCGAACTGGCAGTATAACTTTGGGCAAATGCCCACGAATGCTTTGGATATTGTCGACACATCGGGATCGGCAACAATTAAAAGCCTAACATCGGGTGTGCTTGGTGCTCCGGCAGCAGGGATACATTGGATAGCGAATAACGTGGACTACATTAAGCCCCTAGAAGAAGGATGGTCACGCCAAGCACCAAACGGGATGGTTCACGTTACCGTATTGGAGTTCGAGCAGGTAGTCAGAGAGGCAGCGAACAATGTCCAATAAAGCTATACGTGCGGCGCTTGAAACAGCACTTGCGGCGATAAGCCCGGCCTTGGCCACGTCCTATGTTGGGGATGACTACGGGCCGGTGGAAGGAACGCCGTACCAGCAGGTGCTTTTTGAGTTCACCGACCCGGACAATATAATGATCCATCGGACATACGAACAAAAAGGTTACATGCAGGTTCGGTTGTTTTACCCTCTGCTCGCAGGTAGCGGCACGATAACTGCAAGGGCCGAATTGATTCAAAGCACGTTTAAATCCGGTTCAATTGTGTCCGGTGTAACAATTAACAGAACACCAGCAATAAAAGACCCGCGCCCGGAAGAGGATAGGCTGGTACAATCCGTGTTTGTGTACTTTTCTCAGATAATACAGGAGGCATGATGTCTAATACTGTCCAGTTCGTGGGTGTCAAGGTAGAAATAAATAGCGCATTCGGTACGGCCAAGGCGATTACCGGAATTACAAAGGCAAGTGAAGCGGTTGTAACTTGCGTAGGTCACGGGCTTTCAGCCGGAGAGCTTACGGTTATTGATGACGTTGTGGGAATGAGTCAGATCAATGGGCGGGTTGTTCGTGTCAAGGCCACACCGACCACAGACGAGTTTACGTGTGAGGGTTTGGATTCAACTGGATTCTCGACCTATGTTTCGGGCGGCACGTCTACCGAGCAACAATCCCTGTTGGCGTTCACCACGTTGGCTAACTTTGACTATCCAGAACCACAGCCGAACGTAGAAGATAAAACGACGGTACATGCCTTACAGAAGATCGAGGCTTTCGGTCTGGATTCCGCGTCCACAATCAATTTTGAAAGTTTTTCAGAGCCATTTGACCCGGCAATCGTTGAAGTGCGAAAAGCATCAAATGCGAAGACAGCCAGAATAGGGAAATGTACTTTTAACAATGGCACAGTCCTGATATTTAATGGTACGTGGGCCGGTGGACGTGGGCTTAGTGGTGCCGCCGGAGCCTTCGGTAAAGGTACGATCAGCGTTAAACTGAAAGCACCTGAACAATACTTCGCGTCGTAATTATGAAACCAGCAGAACTACTAGAACGGCTCAGAGCCGACAGGAAAATCGAGGTACAGGTAGGGCACATTACCTTCACGGGGCAGTGCCCACTTTATTCTCGGTTGATCCGCATTATCAATGAGTACAGCGGAGATAAAACCATTTCTCCTGATGCGGTGATGGCTTCGATTGCGATAACCGGCTGGGAAGGTGTCACGGAAAGAGACATTATCCCTGACGGCGATCCTTCAGTCTTGGTTCCGTTCGATCAGTCGTTGTATAACGAATTGGTTATGGATCGGATGGACTGGTGGCTGAATATTTCCAAAGCCATAACCAAGTCAGCGTTTGACCGACAAGTGGTAAAAGAGGCCGAAATAAAAAACTCACCCGCTGGTACGACAACGAAGCCTTCAAGAAAATCCCAAGGGCAAAGGCAGTCGTAACAGCGGAAGTTGAACTAACGGAAAATAATGCCCTAGCCTTTGACGTATGGTATTTGATGGGTGGGCTTATAGATTGGGATGCGCTTCAGTTTTTGCTAGAATACTTTCAGGTCGAGGATACTGAATTACTGGTAGAATCACTCTTCTACATTAGATCGAGGGCGAAATGACGGTTGATGTTGCCAGTTTAGCGTTGCGCGTTGATGCCCTTGAGGTTAAGGACGCAGAGCAATCCCTGAAACGGATGCAGAAGGCCGGTGCAGACGCGGAAGGCGGACTTCAGAACTCCACCGAAGCCATCGTCGGGCAATTTAAAAAGGTAGCGGGAATCGCTGCGGCTGCTTATGCTGCTGTGCAAACTCTTGGTGGCGCTTCGCGTGACTTTATCGCCTTTGACAAAACGCTAGGGGAGATTTCTACTCAGTTACTAGACAACACCGAGCGAGTAAAAGAGTTTGCGCAGGAAGGCCAGAATCTTGCGCTTCAGTTTGGTAGCGGCCTAACAGACCAATCCAAAGCATTTTATGAAGTGTTGTCTACAGGCATCACAGACACCAGGGAGGCCACGGAACTACTCACGGCAGCCAATAAGCTGGCTATCGGCGGTAACAGCAATCTAGGCACGGCTATATCGGGTCTTACTTCGATCGTCAAAGGGTACGGCGACAAGATCAAAGATGTGAACGAGGTAAGTGACACGCTCTTTACTGCTTCCCTTGCCGGTAAAATATCCATTGAAGAATTATCGAATGGGCTTGGCCGGGTTGTGCCTCTTGCCGATGCGCTTGATGTGGGCTTGGAAGAGCTTACGGCTTCTATTGCTGCGTTGACCCTGACCGGGGTTACTGCTAGTGAATCGATAAATAGTGTCCGCGCGGTTCTTGCTGCGATAGTAAAGCCCTCCTCAGAAGCGGCTAAAGAGGCCGAACGACTAGGATTAGAATTTAGTGCGGCTGCGATAAAATCAAAAGGGATGCTAGGCTTTCTTGACGATCTGAAGCAGAAAACAGGGGGAAGCGTTACTTCCCTTGGGCTGCTATTCGGTGGTGTTGAAGCTATTCTTCCTGCGTTGAACTTGACCAATAATGCCGGAAGAGAATTTACGGGCATTATGGGGCAGATGGCGGACAAAGCCGGGATAACCGACAAAGCATTTGATCAAATGGCGGCAACTGCGGACTTCAAAGTTAACCGCTTTTTTGCGGCAATGAACGTTATTTCCAAAGAAGTAGGCGCTACGCTGGCAAGTATCTTGACTCCCGCAGCGGAAGGTGCGGCGAATGCCCTATCCCGTCTATTCAAAACACAGAACCTGACCGACATTGAGCAACAGCAGAAGAAGATTAACGATCTGACCGAAAGTCTGGAAAAGATGCGCGGTAGGAATGCTGTTGTGCCTTTCGCGGACAATTTCATTTATAGCAAAAAAGATTTGGATGAGGCTGAATCGCGTATTGACCAAGCGAAAGCCGATTTACAGGAGTTGCTGAGAATCAAAGAAGAGGCGGCAAAGCCTATTGCCACGGTAGAAGAGCAAAAGCTCACACCCAATGATCCACCGAAGATAGCGACGGCAACCAAGGAAAAACAAGCGGCCATTAGTGAATCAGAAAGATTTTTGAAGGCGTTGCAAGAAGAGTCAAGACAAGCGGGAGTGACCGGCATTGCACTTATCGAACTGAAAGCCGGGTATCTGGGGGTTGCGGATGCCGCGGCTCCATACATCCAGAAAATGCGTGAAAGCGAGGCCGCGCTGACTGCCCAGAAGGACCTTAATGCACAGTACGCGCGCGACATGGAAAAGGTCAAGCAGATAACGCTTGAGGTTGCGAGTGCAGAGGACACTTTCATTGCAAAACAAAACGAACTGAATCGATTACTGAGTACCGGACAGCTGGGGCCGGACACATACTTCAAAGCACTGGAAAAAGCCGGGGACGATATGAGGAAAACAGTTCAAGGTGGGAACCAAGACTTTGAACAACTTAAGTTTGCGGTTCAAGGGTGGGGACGGGCGGCTACTGATGCACTGGTGGATTTTGCCGTAAGCGGGAAAGGTTCGTTCTCTGACTTTGCAGAGTCTGTGTTGAAAGACATTCTGCGGATGTATGTGCAGATGCAACTTATTACTCCGCTGTTACAGTCTCTACCCGGGTTGAGTTTTGGCGGCGCGGGCGGTGGAGCCTCCGCAACAAGTGCTGCGGCATCGAGCGTATTTTCTGGACTATTTAAGGGCGGGCGCGCAATTGGTGGGCCAACTTCTCCAAATTCTTTATACCAAGTAAATGAGCGTGGTACGCCCGAACTGTTTTCTTCCGGTGGCAAGCAATTCTTGTTGACCGGCAACCAATCCGGGCAAGTAACACCAACACAGGTTGGGCGCGCAGGTGGTGGCATGGGCAACGTGATTGTGAATCTGGTGGAAGCACCAGGAAAAGGCGGGGAAACCTCGCAAAGACAAACATCGAATGGATTGGAAATTGACGTGATGGTGGATCAACTTGTGGCGAAGAAAACAAGAGAACAGGGAAGCGCAACGAACAAGAGCTTGCGCCAAAACTTTGGTATGGCTGACAATCTGGTGATGCGATGACAGTAGCTGCTTGGCCTAGTGGGCTTCCTGAAGAGTTGCTGCAATCCGGGTATAGCCAATCAAGCCCGGATACGGCACTTAAGACAGAAATGGAAGTGGGGCCAGCGAAGATAAGAAGGCGATCCACGGCGCAAACGTACCCGGTGAAAGGAACATTGAAGCTGACCGAATCGGAGCTTGGAACGCTGCGCACATTCTATGAAACTACCTTGCTTGGGGGTTCG